TCGTGCTGGAGAATTTGATAAGCTAAGAGACGTAAACGGCAAGCTGGTTAAAAAACGAGGCGTACTTGGCAAGTTGGTAGTTTTGTACCAGCCCTTACCAAAGATGCAAGACGTTTTACACCGTCAAAAATTGTTACCCAATGAACAGAAGAGAGCAATTAATCAGTAAAACCCTCAGTCCTTCAATGGATGAGAAGGAGGTCAAGATGCTGGATACTACCATGCGCTTGATTCTTGGTGACATGGGGGAGATGTATGCTCAATTCTGGAACACCGAAGGACCTGGCGTTATGTGTTTTCAGCCAGAGTCAAAGGAACGCTCTATGTTTTATATGACGCTAGAAGAGTTACATTCTGCGCAATCCTCTTGCGAATCCGACCACCAAGGGGATCTGGCAGAAAGCTTCAGACGCATTCTTGAGGCCGCTCAAAAGATTGATCCTACAGAAAAAGCTGGCTACATCATCAATGATGCGGACGGCATTCGCTATTTAGAAATAGACTATAACAAGGGGCTTGATACGTAATGCCTGCTTTTGTCGGCAACAAAAAAGTTGAAGCTTACGAGTGGATAAGCAATCGCGACTTGGTTGATTCAGCTCATCTACTGATGGGTAACATCGACCTTGATCCAGCTAGTTCCGAGATGGCGAATAAATATGTCAATGCAAAAAACTTTTACACCATCACTGATGATGGCTTAAATGACCAGGAGTGGCATGGTAGTGTCTATCTATTTCCACCGAATAAAACCTATTTTTGGAATACTAAAGCTTATCGGTGGAAACCAACGAGAGGCTTGTCCCCTACGTTGACATCAGGTTACGCGCTTTGGTGGCAAACATTAAAAAGAAAGTGGTTGAGTGGGGAGGTTGACCAAGCTGTCTACTTCTGTAATTGTCCTGACATGTTTCAATACTGTCAAGATATTTTTGATCACCCCATTTGCATCCTTCGTACGCGCCCTATTCTTCTTCAGCATTTCTTGGCAACTGATGAAATCAAGTCAAGAAATACTTGCATCTCTTTTGTAGTGTACCTCCAGCCCAAAGAGTACACCTCTGATGCCACTCAAAATTTTATTGATATTTACGGTGACAAAGGCAAACTTCTCTACTAAGTCGGTTAAACTGATCAAGCTTGACTGACGTTATGAGCATTCTTTCCGACCGCGAAATCAAACACCTGGCACTTGAGCAGGGAATGATTCAACCTTTTCAGGACCGTCTTATCAGCGAAGAAGATGGTCGGCGCTTGTTGAGTTATGGGCTTAGCTCCTATGGCTATGACATTCGCCTGTCACCTAAACAATGCTTAATCTTTGGTGGAGTCCAAAGGGGAGACTGTGATCCAAAGAATTTTGACCCAGATATTTTAAAGCCTGCCGAGTTGTTAGAAGATGAAAAGGGTCAGTACTTTTTAATTCCACCTTATGGTTATTGCCTAGGAGTGGCAGAAGAATATTTAAATCTACCTGCCGACGTAACCGTTGTTGCAGTAGGCAAAAGCACTTATGCCCGTTCCGGCATCCTTGCTAATATCACACCAGCGGAATCAACTTGGAGCGGCCACTTAACACTTGAGATTAGTAATTGCACTGCTTTGTTTAATCGTATTTATGCCAACGAAGGAATCTGTCAACTCCTTTTCTTTCGCGGTAATCCTTGTGATGTGACTTACAGTGACCGCAAAGGTAAATATAATGAGCAACCAAAGGAAGTGGTCTTTAGTCAGGTTTAAAACCCTCTAAAGGTACCTGAGTATCCGCTGGGCTTACGTGCATAGTTCGTGCTCCCAGCGGTACCCACAGTGTCTCCAAGGCTTGGTAACTGCACACCAGCGATTACAGCCTCTCCCCTAGGTGTTTCACCTCTGATTCCTGGTTCAGCAATCTGACTACGTTGACGGTAGGCCCCAGCAGTTTTAGCTGCTGCCATGTATTTAGAAATTCTGTCCTGTGCGTCTTCTTGGTGTTTCCTGTCACCAAACTCTTTGATGCGGTCGGCATATTGCTCCTTTCCTTCTAGGTCTAAACGACGAAGGTCTACGTCCCGGCTCTGTTCAGGATTTAAGTCAGACGAGTCAACACCAGAAGTACCGGCGTCTTGCCGTGGGTCGTAAGTTGGGTCAAAGAATCTTGCCATGATAATATTGTAATTGAAAGAATTTAAAGGCTAAATATCCCATGATGCATTCCGCCAGTATTCCGGATGCGTTCCTGGATGGCTTCATCGGTAGTAATGATGAAGTTAAGAAACGTTGTTTGTCGCCACTTGATTTTGGTGATGAGTTGGACAACGAAATGAATGACGTGCCACTCCAAGATATGTATAATCGAGGTTTAGTTCTCACCCAAGAGGGCCGAGAGCGTACTAACCTACAGCTTGAAGGAGGCGAACGATGCGGACTAACGGGTTTAATACCGAGTGCAGAACAGGGGCTGATGATGGGAGCATCACCCAAGCCCCAAGGGATCTTGATGGAACTGGGGGTACCGGACGAGAATCAGATCGAGATGTCGAAGAAACGCCGTGGTTTAATCCGGTAGAAGGTGAGTGTAAAGATGGGTTCTGCCCCATGCCTCAACCAAAAGTTGACATGGTGAATCACCCACCACACTATTCCAACCCAAATAAAAAATTTGAAACTATCGATAAGATCGAGGATGCGGTTCAGTTTGCACCTAATCCTGTTCTTGGTGGGCTCCAATGGCAGGTGTTGAAGTATATGGACAGACTCTGGGACAAAAAGAACCCTAAGCAGGATGCTCAAAAAGCTCTCTGGTACCTCACTCGGTTAATCGACAAACTTGACTAGAAGGGGCTTAGTTCCTTTCTTAGTTCGTCATTATCGTCGTCTTCGTCTTCATCATCGTCAAACTCGTCGGAGCACATCAAGGCCAGCTCAGTTAACTCAAGCTGAGTTGGCATGTCCCATTCAAGTTCAATATTCTCATCAGCCAGGATATCTTTGACGGCTGCCCACTCGATCATTCGTCGGTGATACAGGTTCAGGAGTGCGGCATACAGTTGATCCCATGTCATCTCCTGAGCTTCTAGCTCTGCTTTGCGCATAGCAAACTGCAGTTGCAGTGGAAGCTCTAGCTCTCTTGGATGGACTGTTTCTTCCATTTGCATGCGAGTTACCTAGGAATATTCTAGGTCCAGTTATCAATGACACTAGGTAGCCTATCACTCTCTAGGTAATCAATGTGGTATTCATCCAGGATAAAGTCATTGGCAAAACTAGCCAGGATGTAGGGATTTAACTGAGCCTCCAGTCGCCTAATGGCTTTGATGTGACGTGGCAAAGCGGTATAGTCACGAAAAGCTTTAAGCAAAATATCGCCTGAAACAAAATTAGAGTCGTTGATTTCGTCCAAGAAAAGAAAGGACTCTTCTCGGCGACGGTTAATGAGACCACCAATGGCGCGGTCGTAGTCATCAAAGATCCAACGAGAGATCTCTGCTGTTGCTTCGGCCCAGTTTTCACACTCAATCTGATCAATCAAGTTACTGTATAGAAAAGCATCCCACCCAACTGAGTGAATAAAGGAGATTAACGCTTCTTTCATCGAGGAATCTATACCAAGATTCAAGCGCTTGATATCTTCTTCGATGATCTCCATGTCATGAACTAGATACTCCAGTGCCTTCTGCTGGGAGCAACACTGACCTTTCTTTACTGCTGTACCGTCTGGGTAGTATTGAGATCCATAACCAAACGTATAAGGTGCTGCACCTGTACTGGGATCAGGATAAGCAATTTCACTGTATCCTTCGTACTTCTTAATTATGTTAGATGCCCGCGCAAAAGAAGACATAAGATGTAACCCAGTTACATCCCATAATAAACATATATTACGTAAAGGTGTTAGCCCTTACCTTGTCCACGTGATTTCTTTCTTCCGTGGTTGGGTTTTGAATGCATCCCCTGGCCTTGCTTGGTACTCTTGGGCCGGCCTTCTTTTTTCTGAGTGAGAGATTTTACTTTGTTCATTTAAATCACCATTTGGTCTTATCGGCCCAATATGCCGCAGACATTTTGCCCTTAGCAATATTCGCGGCGTGACGTGCTTTAAAGCTTGCACGTTTTTGTTTCATGCGATCAGACTCACCCTCCTTAGGTTTACCAGCGGTCTCGGCTCCTTGCTCACCAAAGCGAATTAGTTTTTCTTTACCGTTGTCGCAGGCTTTGACGATGTGGCTTTTAGTGGGGTGACCAGGGGTTTTCTGTGGTTTATTACAAGCCATCTCACTTTTCTGATAACGCTTAGCAGCGGTAGCAGCTTGCTTTCGTTTGTCTGCCATCAGAGACCCTTGAACATGGAAGTAAACTCACCCAATATGGATGAACCAGACTTGGACTTAGTTAAGGGTTCCTCCTCATCTTCGCCCATTGCAATTCTAAAGTAACTATTCGTTTTAGGTTCTGGTTTTTCTGTTGTTGTCTTCGGTTCATCTACATCAAAGAAACCTTCGATAGTACCAAGAGATGCAAATGGGTCACTGAAGTCAAGTCCTGTTGTTTTTAGTGATTCATTTTTACCTGATTTAGTTAGAAGCACTTGCTCACTTCTATCCATATCAGGGAAAAAATCATTGTAAAACTCATCTTCAGTTCCTTTGAATCCAGCGGATTGAAATGTTTTATACAACTCAGTTTCGCCTTTTATATCCTGATCTTTGTAATCTTCAGGTCTTTCAATGTAAGTGACACCAAGCTTCTCTTGCGTAGGCTTCTGGCGTTTTTCGTTTAAGTATTTAATATTCTCACGAATCTCTTGTGCTGAACCTGTGCGCAACGTTTCCTTTACATATTCTTTTAATTCGGTAATATCACCTTTAAAGTCTTCCAGCCCGTATCGCTTTAATACTTTATCCCATGTAGTTTTATCGTTAGGATCCAGGCCTTCTAGCATCTCATCCGCAAATTCTTCGGGTGTTTTAAATTGACCAAACACGGAACCAGATTCCAAGGCTGATTCTGTTAACGCGGGAAGAATTTGCGTAGTTATATAATCACTAACTTTGCCTGCATTTAAAATATCCTCCGCTGGATCGTAGTCTTTATGTTGCCCTTTTACTTCGAAGTGCATTTTTGCAAACTGTTCTTTATCATTAATATCTACGCCAAATCTATATGCTTGTGTTTTCCAGTATGCATCACCATTTTTAGCTGCTTCCCAGTCAGCAGCAACGGTTGCAGCTTGATCTGCATAAGCCTCTTTTCGGCCTTTATTTCCTATGGGATTAAAATAAAAATCAGAATTGAACGTGCTCTTGTCTTCATCTGCTTTTTTAATGTTTTCTAGGTACGCTGTAGCGCGCATGTCTGCAGTTAATTTGACCGCGTCAAGTATATTTTGTGTTTGAAAAGGGTTTTGTTCGGATTGACGCACATCAAGATATTCAACAAACTCATCCATAGATTTTGATTGATTAAAGCGTGGAGTTAAGTATTTATCTATGAATTCTTTAGCAAAACCTGCATCTATCTTTGCTTGTCCCTTGGCCTCATCTGTTGTATAACCTAGGTCAAGATTTTCATCATATTTAGTTTTTAATGTTTCATCAAACCATTTTTGCCAGTTATAAACAGTGTTGTTTGTATTGACACCCGTTATTCCTGTTAATGATTTCTCCAAGGATTCTTGAGTCTTGTTTCCTCCCGCAAAAGAAAGTATTCCACCAACACCACTGTCCCCCAAGATAGAGTTACTAAGTTCTTTATTAATATTCGTAATTTCACTAAATGCACCAAAGCCTTTAAACATAGACATGTTTTGCTCACGTGCTTTAGCTTTTTTCATCTCATCAATAGTCTGCTTAAGCACGTCTTGCGTTAAAGCCCCGAAACGTTTTACGTCTACAGTTGCCTTCTCACCTACTGCTTCTCCTAACGCATCTTCT